AACAGACGTTCAGGACTACATCATAGAAAAGAACATTCCTAAATTTGGGGACAAGAAGTTGAAGATAACAATGATTTTGCGCCCTAGAGATAAAAGGAAAATTGACATCGACAACCGGATTAAGGCAGTCCTAGACAGCCTTCAAGACGCAGGGGTTTTCGATGATGATTTTCAGGTAGACCACATTGAGATGATTCGCGGAGAACAAATCAAGGGTGGCCTTATTAGGGTACTAATCGAAGAAATTCCTGGGGGAGAAAGTGAATGAGTTGGCTCTTTTCGCAGGCGCTGGTGGGGGAATACTTGGGGGAAAACTTCTCGGATGGCGAACAGTTTGTGCCGTCGAATGGGAGCCATACCCAGCAAGCGTACTTGCCGCTAGACAGAATGACAAAATTCTCCCGCCTTTCCCGATTTGGGATGACGTTCAAACCTTTGACGGAAAGCCGTGGAGAGGAATTGTTGACGTTGTATCTGGAGGATTTCCATGCCAGGACATATCCATTGCAGGAAAAGGCGATGGACTTGACGGAGAACGAAGCGGAATGTGGCGAGAAATGGCAAGGGTCATTTGCGAAGTACGACCCAAGTACGCATTCATTGAAAACTCACCAATGCTCACTATTCGAGGACTCGACAGAGTTTTGTCAGACCTTGCCAGCATGGGGTTTGATGCGAAATGGGGAGTGTTGGGAGCAGCAGATGTTGGCGCACCCCATCAAAGAAACCGTATTTGGATTCATGCTTCCCGCTCCGGTAGCAAGCGATGGAACGACAGGCTCAGTCATTGGCAAGAACGATACGTTTTACACAACCTCGACAGGGATGCCGAGGAAAGTGAATCAGAACGGCATAGATGGGAGCGTGGGGTTGGGGAGACTAGTGCAAATGTGGCCTACTCCTGTAACGAGGGATTACAAAGACACAGGAACGAAGGAGTCAATGACTCGGCAACTAAACAAGAGACAATCTCCGGGTTTGGCTTTGGTAGTGGGTGCAGAAACTGGTGGAAAACTGAACCCAACGTGGACAGAGTGGTTGATGGGTTGGCCTCTAGAGTGGACAGAATTAAAGCCATTGGCAATGGACAAGTGCCATTGTGTGCAGCAACCGCTTGGAGAATTTTGAACCCCCGTCAGACCGAGGACGAGTCCCTCTGAGGACAGGTTAGGAACGCTTGGGCAACGTCTCGGTCAGCCCACTAATTTAACAAGGGGATTTAATGAAACATATTTTTGTAGCAACACCGATGTATGGCGGCTTATGTTACGGCTTTTACGCGCAATCTTCCTTAAAACTGCAAATTCTATGCAAAGAAGCCAATATCAATCTTAGCTATTCTTACCTGTTTAATGAATCGTTGATTCAACGGGCTAGAAACTTACTGGCTAGTCACTTTTTGAAGTCTGACGCTACGCATATGATGTTTATTGATGCGGATATTCACTTCAATCCTAATGACATTATTCCAATGTTAGAAGCCGATAAAGACATTATTTGTGGCATCTATCCAAAGAAAGAAATCAACTGGCAGACCGTTCGTAATGCAATTAATGCCGGTGTACCGGATGACGAGCTAAAACACCATACAGGGGCGTTTGTGGTCAATTTGGTGGATTATAAGAATGAAGTAACGGTTCCAATTAACCAACCCGTTCAAATCTGGAACGGTGGCACTGGTTTTATGCTAATTAAACGTCAGGTATTTGAGGATTTAATCGGCAATGTACCGACATACAAAAATAACGTATTGGATTTAAATAATGCAAGTAACGGGGAAACTATTCATGAGTTCTTTGCGACTCAAATTGAACCAGAATCCAATATCTTGCTGTCTGAGGATTACGACTTTTGTAAGAAAGCACGCAAAATAGGTAAAACGGTATGGGCAGCACCTTGGGTTAGCCTTGCTCACGTTGGCACGTATGCCTTTGAGGGCAGATTACTTCAAACCCCATGATGCGCGATAAGTACGCTCCCCATGTTGATTTTGGGGAGCTGTCAGGCTTGCTTGGAAAGGTTTTGCCGTCAAATCTGGATATGGTCTTAGAACGCAAGGGACACTTCCTGTTCGGCGAATGGAAGCGGGACGGTGAAAAGATAAGCAAAGGCCAAGAAATCCTCTTAAAAGCTCTCTCAGGGCTTCCTAAAACTACCGTCTTGGTAGTTTCTGGGGACACAAACAACGGAATGCGTGTAGAGCGTTTCTGGAGGATTCTGCCAAACGGCAGTTATGCCGATTGTGGCAAAGGCTTAATTGCCTTTAAAGACTACATAACCGAATGGTACTTAGTAGCTGACTTTGACTGATTATCGACGGCCTTTTCTAGCCGTCTTCTTTGACTTTCTGAACGCTGCTGCTGTCGGCGCACCTTTGCTACCAACTGGCCTCATGCGCTCACCAGAACCCTTGCGGATACGTTCTCTCTTTTTGTGAATGTTTGCGTATAGACCGTCACTCATCTGCATCCCCAACGTCTTCTAGCTGCTTTACCACGTACACCCTTCCAGCTCTTAGACCTTGCACAGAAAGACTTGTGCCTTGGTCCTGATTTGGTTGGGGCTTTTAGTTTACTGCCGGTAGCACGGTTGTATTTGCGCCTACCCTTGGCTGTCAGACCACCGCCAGCTTTGACGGAGAGTTTCTCACCCCTGCCAACAGATAGATTAGTGTCTTTAGACAATGGTCACTCCTGTCTTTAACTGAGCTAAAGTCAACCCACCTGTGTATTGAAAGTGCGGGTACTCCTTGAACCGTTTCCAATCCCCCGCCCATTCTAATCCCTGTGCTTTACCGAGTTTGCCAATCGTCTGCCAAACCTCATCCTTGACGTTCCATGCTGGCTTACCATTGACAAGAGGAACAACGTCAACAGCGCAGCGGTAATTATGGAAAGATTGACCAGCCTTTGCATTGGTGACAATTCTTCCCGCAGTCGTTCTACCCTGCGCGTAAAGAGCGTTCTGGCTCTCATTGTCTCTGTAGGTACTGGTTACTAGCAAATCAATGCCGGAAGCGTCTGCGGCCTTAATAAAGGCTTCTACGCGCTGTTTAACCTGCGGTAACAAGTCATCCAGACTCCGGCTATTTATCATCTGTCAGCAGCAACCACACCAATCAAGCCAGCAATGCCAAGGCCAACAGAAATGATGGCTTCCTGAAGCTGTGGAGCCAACGGCACACCAATAGCCGTCAAAAACAGAATGGCTCCACGCCATGTAGACGGTTCTTTTGCTCTAGCTAAAAAGTAATCTCTCATATTCACTCTCCCGGCACAATTGATTTAATTTCGTCTGACCAATTCATTATTCCCCCTGCATTTGCATTAATATCTTGGCACGTAACTCACGTATCTTCTTTATCACTTCGTCTATATACATGACACCCATAATTGGTAGCGCAATAGCAAGTGTGCCAAGCAACGTATCGACGATAGGAATAATTTCTTTAAGTGCTTCAGACCAAGACATTACAAGCCCTCACCCGGAGTTACGTAAATAGTTGCGTTTCCAGAGGCGGAAATGGCTGACACATACAACACCGCTGTATTTGCTGACTGTTTAGGCGCAGTAAAAATATTCGTTGCATTGTTATGCAAAACAAAACCATAGGCGGGAGTTCCAGCCGTAGGAATAACAGCGTCATCCGTACTAGCCGTGCCTAAACGAATAAATATTTCAGCCGCCGTTCCGTTATGAATCCTTACTTGATTAGCAGGGCTGTCAGACAGAATAGCAACCGTATTTGCTGATGTTGTAACATTTATCCGAGTGGTTTTACCCATCGGTTGAAACGGAATGTTATTAGCCATTAGTACACCTTTTTACCGCCACCAGACGTCTTGCTGATTTTGGTTGAATAGTTTCCGTCCTCAAAACAGAAGACAGAACGGTAGCCACCTTTAGGCATAGTGCCGAGTTCCCACTTAGGTTGACCGCCTTGCGTGTTGTCAGATGGGTTTTGTGGACGAACTGGCTTAGAATACTTCTGCGACCAGTTCAGATTATCGCCACCTTGCGGAACACTACTCTTGCGTTCCAAGTCCTTTGGGTCTTTCATCATTATTCCTTTCTTTCGTTTTTACCAAAAGGTAACTGAATATTACGAATATCGCTAGAGTTGATACCCGTTCCCACATTGGGTTCCACATTGTCCAACCACACATCACGCTTGACGCTATCAGTGCCAAAATTGTAATCAAGCGGTCTGAGATGACTCTGAGCGCAATAGTAACGACTTGGATTCCGTCCATATTTATCCCCTAAATAAAAGAGATTCACAGTCTAATCCTTATCGTCCTCATCGTCCATACCAAAGCCAGAACCCCACTCATCGTCTGACAGCTTGAGCTTAATAGCCTCCAGCTTTAACGCCCTATCCAGTACCTTTGTCTTGTCTGTAATAGATGCCATTGGGTCATTCATCACTGCCACCAGCATTTGAGCAATAGCGTTCTCAAGTTCTGGATTTATCCCCTTTTGTTTCTTAGCCATTATTTACCTAAAATCGTTGACATCGTATCAAACGGATTCGTAATGTAAGACAAGCCCCTAGCGGCCTCTCCTGTTACCGCATTGGTTATCAAGCGAGTCAACAGCTTAGTTTTTTGTGGACCATCAACCGTTTGATTAATCCGATTAATTTCTGCTTGAAGATTACCTAGCTGACGAGGTGATAGCAATCCAGTTGATTCCATTGCTGGACGTATACGTAGATTAAACGCCTCTAGAGCAGCCCTTGGCGACTTTTCTATAGCGTCAGCCATAACCTGACCTAAAGCGTCAGCAAACGCTTTCTTAGCCTTGGGGTCAGACGCAATGATGGGTCCGACTTCTTTCCACAAGCTAGGTTTGCCTTGCATAATTAACTGTTGGATACGGTCGGCAGGGAACGCATCACCAAGAATCTGTTTTCTTATTTGCTCGCCTTCAGCAGACAGCTTTCCAGCTTGACCGCGCAGCTTTGTGGCTTCACGCTCTGCTTCTGTCATGGCTTTCTGACCAGCGAGTTGAGCTTCAGTCTCAATACGACCTTTTTGACGCTCTACAGCCTTGCCTGATGCCGTAACTTGAGATTCTGCCCCCGAAACAACGCCAGAGGCTTCACGACCTGCCGCTGTTTCTAACCTTCCAGCCACAGATTCAGGAATACTTTGTGCTTCTGTACGTAAATCAGACGCTAATGTTCCGCGACGTTTACTTATGCTCTCAGATTGAGCCATACGTTCAGCAGCCGACTTTAGCTCGCTCTCAAGCCCTTTAAATTGAGGCAACCAATCACGCCAATCGTTAATCTTTTGAAGTATTTGTTTTGAATTAGCAGACCGTAACTGGTCAGAAACATAGCCTCTAGCAATCTTTTCAGCTTGAGAAGCGTTATCCCCAAGTAAATTTATAAGGTCTTTAACACTTGTTTCAGATTTAAAGAACTTGCTGCCAATGGTTGCCGGGTCCGTAGCAAACCTGCCCATATCAAAATCTTCCGTATCAACAACGGATTTGCCCAACTTTGTTTTGAAAACCCGTAGAGGTTCAGAGTCTTGACGGTATTGCGACAAAAAGCGGTCAAACGCCGAACGCTCCTCGCCTCTAGCCGCAGCCACCAAAGAAGGGTATCCGGTTGTAAATTCACGCATAACTCCTTCAACCATGTCAGCAAGTTTTCCCGCTTGCTGCTGACCAATTGCGTCATAACCTTCTGCTGGTAATCCGTATGAACGGTCACGTAAGAAACGACGTATTAATTCAAGACCTTCAAACGTAACTGGCTTTCCTACAATGACTCCATCAATCTCTTTAACAGGGTCAAGAGCATTTTTAATTTTTTGTAAAGGAGCATTAATATCAGAAAGGGTTGCTGTTCCAATCATTGATTGCAATTCAGCCATGCCTTCTTTGAAAGCCTTTGTATCTTTTGGCAATTGACCTTGAGCTTCTTTCATTGAAGCAAAACTAAAAGCATCACCTTTGTTCTTTTCAGCGTTTGCAGCGCGAGTTTGTTTTAACTTGTTAAATATCGGCATTACAGCGTCACGAATAGACGTACCTGTTTGGGTAGGTGTTTGTGGCTGACCAATTCTAGTAAGTTGTCCTGTTGCTTGTGCTTCCCTAGCTGTGGCTGTAGTACGGGCTTTGCTTGCCACATCACGTAAACGACTAATCTTTTGACTGGCTTCAGCAACTACTCTGTCAGCTTCAGTCCTAGCGTTCTTCAACATATTCCGAACTTCAATTTCCTGAATCTGTCGCGTCTGTGGACTAGTAGCCATCCTACGCATTTCTTCAGCTTTAGCTGTTGCGTTCTTTAATATAGCGTCAGCACGTTGACGTCCTGCATCCATTAAGTCTTTAGCTGCATTTTCAAACTGGCTTTGCAATGCAGATACTTTGTTAAGTGCTTGCTGAGTACGTAATGTATTAGCTGCTTGCGTAGCATCAATTAAGTTTTGAGCCTGAGACTCAAGAGTAGATGCTTGACGGTTAAACTTATCCACAAGCTGTTCAGAACCCTTCTCTAATGCGCTGTAAACAGTCTTGGCAAAGTCTTCGGTTTTTGCGCCACCGCGAATACGTTGAGCTATTTCCTCAATGTACTTTCGCTGCGACGGGGTAAGTTGCTTTTCATCTATGCCAGAATCTTTGGCTATAGCAGACACTAACCCCTGCAAATCTGTTTTAGTAACAAGGCCGGTCATGCCAACTAGCTTGCCAGCAGTGTATTTAACCAAGTTAGATATTTCAGGCGTTAAAGCACCACCGGCTAAACGCCACAGTTCTTCTTTGTATTTAGGCTGTTCATAGGCTTGAGCAGTTTGACCAAATACTTCTTCACCGGCACCGGACAACATACCTATACCAGTTTGAGCAAGTCTAGCTCCGCGCATACGTGCGCCAGTAGACATTAAATAAGGAGCCGCAGGAGCAGTCACGGGAAATGTAGCGGCAGCCATACCTGCGCCCATAGTTATTTCAGGCATAAACGTGCCAACAACGCCGCCAGTAAAAGCAGTTTCAGCTACGTCTTTAGCCCTGTCAAACAAACCCTTTTTAGGCTTTTCCGTTAAATCCATCTTTGGAGCAGAGTCGCGTCTAGCACCAGAAGGCAATGGCGGTTCGTCATACGTTGCGCCAGCCGGAAGCGGTGGGTCATCATACGTTGCCCCTTGAGGCAAAGGCGGAGCATTAGGAGTCATTATTTAGCTTCCTCTCCGGTGTCCGAATATACCCATTTGTTATTTCTTACTTCAATTGCTCTACCTTTAAGTTTGGGAGTTCTTACCGCTGGAGCTGCTGCCGGTGCTTGACCAGTATCAACAGGAAGGTCTACGTTACCTTGAGGTGTAGCCAAGTTCTCAAACTGTTGATTAATAGTTTGCCTTGAACCTCTAGTCGCATTAAGAACATCATTAACAGTAAACGGAATGGCTTTATTAACAGCATCAGTATATTTATTAACTTTGCCAGCCATTTGTTCATTTGCTCCGGGGTGAGCAGAAAACATATCAGCAAAGATTCCAAGTTCTTGTTTGAACCTAGCGAGGAACAATGCGGATACAGCAGGAGAATCACCTTCTCTTGGAATCTGTTGTTTGTATGCTTCAATAGCGTGTTTAGCACCTGAGTTAGCGTAACCACCGCCCAAAGTACGGGCCATATTTTGGTCTAGGCCAGCAACTAATTGAGCAAACATACGAGAGTCTTGGTCTGTTACTTTCCTACCAAAAGCGGCAGCTAAACCTTGCTTTAATGAGTCACCAGACCTACCAGCTAACTCAGCAAAGTTACCCATAACAGTGCCTTTAGGCGCATTGGTAATGTTGATTAAATCTTGAGCAGTTTGACCAAAAGATTCAGCCATATTAAACGCATAACGTGTATTAGCTGCGCTACCCTGACCTTTTGGTTGCGCTGCTTTAAGAGCAGCTAAACGGTCACGTTGAGCCAAATCTTCTCTGTGACGTCTTTCTCTACCCGCTTCTATTCTTTCATCACGTTTATCTTGATAAGCGCGAGTAGCGGTATCTCTAGCAACTTGAGCATCAATACGCGCTTGCTCTACAGCTCTCTGAGAAACTATATCTTCAGTGTGAGTTAAATCTTTTTTAAGACCTTTAAGAAATTCAAAGAAGTTTCCAAGACCTTGCTTTTGTAAGATTTGTTTTCCTACTTGACCGCCAAGTTTAGCTGCTGATTGATTAGCCAATGCCATTGCTTCTTCACGGTTATAAGCCAATATTTTATAACCTCGGTCAGCATCTTTATAAGCATCATCAAGAATGGCTTTGGTCTTAGCCATATTCTTATCAAATTCTTCTTTCTCACGCTTCCACATATCAGCGCGACCTTGCTTCCAACCCTTCATCATGCCGGTCATAGCTTTCAATGAACCCATTGCCGACATCCTTCCACCACCCCCCATAGCAACACCAATCATGCCAACCAAACCAAACAAGGTAGCAAGACTCTGCATATTTTCTCGCGTTGGCTTAAATTGGGGATAAGGAAATTGTTCACGAATAAGGTCTAAATCAGCTTCAATGTTTTGAGATTGCTCACGGGTTTGTCTAGCAATATAGGTTTGTGCCTCTGCTTTGTATTGTTCTCCAGCTTGTTGAGCTTCCATAATAGGAGCCTCAACTTGCGACAATCGTGAAAGCTGTTTTTCTTGTTCAGTAGAAGCATCGGCAGACGTTTTAAATTCTGGACGTTTAGCCTTAGTTTCAGGAATACCCGGAACGCCACCAATTTGTCCATTAATAGCTTTAAGCTCTGGAGCAGGGGGCAACGTAAACGCTTTAGTCTGTTTGGTTAAAGCCTTAGCTTCAGATGAAATTGGGTCAGCCATTATTAATTCCCGTATGTAGGAGCGCCAGCCGCTAAAGTTCCAAGCTGAGTGTAAAACTCCATGTTAGCTTGATTTAATTGCTGGTCAAGCTGCATACCCGTTTTAATAGCACCCAAAGCAATGTTGTCTCCAATGCTAGAAACTTTTAAACCATAATCATATTGACGTTGCAGCAATTGGTTCTTAAAAGCCTCTGCTTGAGCTACTGCTTGAGCAACGCCAACACCGCCACGCTGTGATGCACCTTGCGCTAACTGAGCTTGCAGAGCTTGATACTGTTGAGCAGATGCCGGAGTCAATTCACCACCTTTTGCAGCTTCTATTAATCTTTTTCCTTCGTCTTGATAAGGTTTAGCAATAGCTCTTGATTCAGCAGTAATTTTCTTTATCTGGTCTGCTGATTTACGTTGCTGCATAGCTCCGTATACACCCAAGCCACCAGCCAAACCAAGCCGAACCATTTGCTCATTACTTAAAAATGGCTTGTCTGGCGTTCCTGGCCTAGAAACATCAGGACGAGTACCATAACGCAACGCATCTGTTCCTGCGCCGTCAGCTTGCAGACCTATAGGAATTGGTCTAGATGTAGAAATTTCAGGCATTTTATACAGTTGATTAGCAAGTTGAGGATTACTTACAGATATGCCAGCCGGAAGACTCGCTCCTTCTGATGTGTAATACGGAAGATTTTGCTTGTTTACAAAACGTCCGGGAGCGGTTCCGGTATAAGAAGAAACATCAGGAGCAGCGGAAGGAGCCGTATATCCAGAATCAAATATTTCTTGAGCGGGTTGAAAGGCATAAGTAAAAGATGTTTTTGGGTCCATTTGATAATAATCGTCTAACCCTCCTGACCCGTATGGGTCTTGAGTTCCAGAAGGTAATGAATCGTAATAACCGCCAGAACTTGCTGGCGCAGACGAACTAGACGTAGGTTCGGAAGTGCCGTAATTAGACCAATCGTAAAATTCTAGCAAGCCCGTATCAGGATTGACTGTTCCGGCACCACCAGCCTCTTTCAATAAGCCGACTTCTTTAGGCGTTATGTGCGCTAACAAGGTGTCTCCACCACGCCCTTTACCGGCAAGCATTGCAGCAATTGATTTTAAATCGCTGGTTTCTTGAATGTCAGCTCTTAAAAGCCGTGCTAGTTTTTTAGTCATTTTCTGCCCCTACGTCGCCCATGTAACGTAATGATTGAAGGTTCCAACCTGCTCTACGACCTTCTTCGTCTCTACCAAATATCGGTGCGCCAATATCACCGACCCGTAATGCCTGTGCTAATGCTGCTGTTCCAAGTCCACCTTGTGTTTTTGTTTTTGTTGTTGTTTGTTTTTTTGGTATGTTAGTTAGCGTCCTATCAAATTTTTTATTTATTAAAGACGTTAAAATAGTGTCTCTGCGTAATTGTTCTGGTGTTTTTTCTTGTGTAGATTGTTCAGGTGTATCATCTGTTAAAAATTTACTTGTTGATGTAACTGATAAATCTTCTGGAGGAGCAGATACATCTGTGTAACCATAAACAGTTATTGGACCTAATTCCCTAATATCAGTAGCAGATGTTGTTCTAGCTCCCACAGGAGCAGTTCGTATAAGACTTATATCTGATGGTGCCGCAGTGTCTATGGTTCCATAAACAGTGACTTTAGGAAGTGTATTAGCTCCTGATTCTGTTCCCGTAAATTGACCAGCTTGTTTAGCATCAAATGCCGCTGTTTGGTCATATCCTTGACCATACGTTTTAGAAAGACCAACTTGTTCTTCAGTTAATCCGGCAGTTAGTTGCTTTTCTTTTTTTTCAGCAATTTCTATTTTTTTAGCAGCACTTTCTATTTGTAATGATTGGTCAATATATCCTTCCGTAGCTTTAATTAATGCTTGTTCATTTGTAAATCCTGCTGTTTTATATTGAGCATATTCAGCAACAGACCTAGAAAGAGCTTGTGATAATTCATTGCTCATTTTTGGACTAATTGATTTCATAGTTAGTCCAGACAAATCTGCAATAATTCCTCCAACAGCACCAGCTATCGCATTTTGTCCAACATCTTGTTTTGTTATAAGCGCAGCAACAGCTTGTCTTTCTGCATTAACTAATCCGCTTATAACTGTTGGAGAAACAACTCCGGGACCTAACTTTGCTACGGCTTCATTTACTTTTGCTATTTGTTCTGGAATTACTTTAGAAGATTCGATTCCGGGTATTCCGTTAGTTATAGCGTTAGCACCAACAGTAGCTACAATACCTCTAATAATGTCATCTGGCTTTGCTCCTTGAGCTGCTGAAAGAAGGGCATTAACTATAATTTGGTCTGAAAGACTAAGACCTCCGGTTGCTACACCTATACCTATAGAAAGAGCAACATCTACAACTTTCTCAACCACAGAAATATTGTCGTTCCTCCTATCATTTTGTTCTTTTACACTTGCGGCACCAGTTTCAACACCTTGATTAATAGCCTCCTGTATTTTTTCTGTTGGTGTCTTTACTTTTTGAAGAAACTGAATTGATTTTTCAGCATTTTGTTGTCTTTCAGCCGCTTCATCCGCCGCTAATCCACCTCTAGTGTTTGAATAAATAACTAGGCCAGAAACATCCGCTTGCAATTTTTCTAAAGCAAACCCATAGGGGTCTTTCATAGCCCTTTCAACTTCACCTAAATATTTTGCTTTAAGACCATTATTTAAGTTGTTCCAATTACTTGGTCGCAGAACTCTTCCAACATAAGGTATCTGTGACCCTATAGGGCCATTGCTAAACTCAATTGCTTGTTGATAAGTAATTGCCATTTTTTTATTTCCAAAAACTGATTTTTTCTTGGGGCGGGGAAAACTTTTTTAACCCTGCTCAGAAATTCCTAGGGCAGCAACAATTTGTTCGTGAATGTACAAATGTGTGGCTATCCAATCGTAAAAATCTGACTCATTATTAAAGTCTACGTCCAACATATTGAACGGATTATTCAAATTTAAGAAGCCAGCAAACGCCTGATGTTCGACCTGATGAGCCAATAACCAATCATCTAAATTGTCTGTTTCAGCGTCTATTAATGGGTAAATAGGCACTGAAATGCCAGCATCCATGAATGTTTCTTGAAATAACTTGTGTTGCAGCCCGTTCTCAAACAAAAACTCACCTAGAGACTCATTGTCACCAAATTCAACAGTGGATAATGTCTCCATGTTCATTATTTGTCTGCCTTGTTCTCTAAACGGTCAAATATCTTTCCTAACATTCCTTTAATGTCAGCAATGTCTGTCTTGTAATCATCTTTGCTTACATATATGTGCGGTATCTCACGTAAGTCTTCATCTATACGATTAAGCATCCGAGTAATATTGTTTAGCGTCCATCCACCAAAGAACGCAGCGACACCGACCACTAAATTAAACAAAGATTGTCCGTCCATTTATACAGCCGCAAAAATATAGTAATTGGAACCGTCTGATTGCAATGTAACGCTCTTGTATATTGTTGCTAACGAATACGTTAAGTTGCCATCAATGGTTTGTGAAGATGTCGTGCTAACTGTTACCGCATTAGACGAACTATCAATCTTCTTAATCTGGTATTGCTGTCCGACCACCGTATTAGCTGACGGTAAGACAACGCCAAACGGAGCAGAAGGATGATTGACTAATATCGTTGCATTGTTGTTGTTGACCGCATAAGCCGTATTAGTCCACGTAACAACATTGCTTGCATTGTTTATCCACGATAAAACAACGCTAGTTGCATTTGTCCAAGGAATATTGGTTCCCGCAGTCACCGTCACAACATTAGAAACTATGTTTCCTGTACCTCCACCACCACCACCGCTGACAGCCACGTTAGCAGCCGCTGTAATGCGTCCCTGCGCGTCAATCGTAATCGCAGCTACCTGAGTAGCACTACCGTAGTTTCCTAGAGTTACAGCCGTATTAGCAAGGTTGACAGTGACGTTTGCTGTCAATGCGCCGCCACCAGACAAACCTGTGCCAGCAATTACATTAACCGTGTTGGGTACAGCACCAGAAACATTGGCAACCGCGATGTTTATAGCCGCATTAGCAGCCGCCGTTAATCGACCTTGAGCGTCAACAGTAAACGTGCCAACCTGAGTAGCAGAGCCATAAGCGGCAGCAACAACCGCTGTATTGGCTAATGCAATAGTGCCGGTAGACGTAACAGGACCGCCAGTTAAACCCGTGCCAGTATTGACCTGAGTAACTGTTCCTGTGCCACCTGTAGTAATGCCGACATTAGACGCTGAAGTAATGCGACCTTGAGCATCAATTGTAATTTGAGAAACCGTTGTAGCATTTCCGTAAGTACCAGCGGTAACAGCCGTATTAGCCAAACTAACGGTACCACTGGTCGTAATTGGGCCACCAGTAAGGCCCGTACCCGTGCTAACTTGGGTTACTGTACCTGTACCGTTACCTCCACCCCCTCCACCGCCAGCTACCTTTAGCATAATTGCTCCTTACAGACCGTCACCCGGTGTGATGTAAATTGTTGCTGTTCCGCTAGAACTAATAGCTGTGAAATACGCATTTGGCACAAACGTCAAAATTTCATCCGTACTCGGCAACAGAGGAAACGCTGTTTGTGAACTTGTCACGACAACAGCATTGTTTGCGGCTTCTGCTGACGTACTTCCATAGCCTAGAAACACCGTTATCGTGCCTGTGTTGATGACACGGTATTGATTGCCACCTAACGTCGTAGAGAGGCATTGAACAGGCGTAGGAGCCGCTACGTTAGCCGTAAACGTGATGGTGTTTCCTGTTTTAGTAAACGCATTAAGTCCCACTTAACACCTCCCATGCTTGATTATCTTCATTCCAGCTATATCTCTGACCATCTGTTGGGATAGCTACTGGCGGTTGCCAAGTTACATTTGCATCTAATAACCAGCTTGGGTATGGCTGCGGCGGAACAAACGCATCTATGTCTTCACGATAAGTGTAGCCAATACCAGCATAATTTCCACGAAACGGAGTTCCACCATTTAAATGAACATTTCCTACCGTGTTATAGCTAGTGCGTTTACATACTTGATTTCGCAAATCACTATACTGTTGTTCCCAATTGTCAATGCCGCCTTCCCCTTCATTGTTTCCGGGGATAACTTCTGTAACTACATTATTACTATCTAAAAATGCGTAGTGAGCCATATCAATCACCATGTAATGTTGCCGGAGCCAGCAGTAAATTTATAAATTTTATTTCCACCTGAAATAGTAGGAGTAGTATTTCCAGTTGTACCATTACAAGTTAATGTAATAGCCACATTCGCTAAATTGGCAAAGGTAGATGGGTAACTAATAATTACAATACCGTCACCCCCGTTACCACCGGCAGGACTAGCAGGAGCACTAGCGCCACCGCCACCAGAGCCTGTATTAATTGCTCCAGCAGTAGGAGGAGAGCCAGCATTACCGCCGATACTTGAGCCTCCTAGACCTAAAACTGTGTCTCCATTGCCACCGCCACCACCTGCGTAAAAAAGTAAAGTTCCACTTATTGATGTTGAATTGCCGATACCACCATTACCGCCAATGCTTCCTACCGAAACGCCATTAGCACCTGCACCACCTGCGCCACCGCCGCCGCCCATATTTGCGCCGTAGTTGCTTGCAGCGGAAGCACCACCTGCATTACCTTGACCAGCCGTACCAGCGGCATTTGTAAGGTCGCCAGAGCCACCACCCGACCCGCCCGTACCTCCAGCAACACCTATAGCACCACCAGCTCCTGACTTAGCTCCGTAACCACCGCCAATCGAGACAATTGTAGAAAGATTAGAATTACTGCCGGGGTTTCCGTTATTGTTTCCAGAAGCTCCACCGGGTCCTCCAGCACCAACAGTAACTAAATAATTAGTTGCGTTAGAGACGCTTAATGTTGATTCTCTGTAGCCACCCGCACCGCCGCCCGCGCCGGAAGATGAGCCGCCTTGACCACCCGCACCACCGCCACCGCCAGCCACGACAAGATAGCTTACGTTTGATGGAGCACCGCCACCTCCAGCAGCACTAGACCTTGCTTGTGTAATTTTTGAAAAAGAAAACATTGGAACCTCTTATGGGTAGTTCTGCGAATAGTTTCCGTACCAAGCAGAACCGTAAGCAATAAAACTTAGAATATCTTTATTGCCGGTCGTAGTAATTGTTGGAGCCGTATTGCCAGCAAACTTAACGCCGGTAAACGTAGCATTAGCAGTAGCAGCACCAGTAACAATTAAAACAAACGACTTACCATCGGTAGCCGTTGGCATCGTAAACGTACACGTATTGGCTGCGGTCAATGTTACTGCTTGAACTGTACCGTTAGTCAGTGACAAAGTATTGGTAGTTGTTACCGTACCAATATTTACAACAGACTCGGTATAGTTTGTGTACGTGCCATTAGTAACGGTTAAATTACCAACACTTGTTACCGTGTTACCTAAAACAACAGATGTGTTGCCAAGTATCGTAACCGTAGAAAAGTTACTATCCAACTGAGACAGTGGAATAGATGTGGTTGCCGTAGCAAAAGTAAATGGGACAGGCATTTTAGAACCTCACTCTCAATTCATGTTCATATTCAAAACCGTTGTACACAACGCCAGCATTGGTCGATGTCACGGTCATTCCTAAGTATTTGCCATACTGCTTGGCATCTGTTTTGTACAACGTATACCCTGTAGAACCAGTAGTCCAATTAATTACTGTTGAACTATTGTTAGTCCAAGGAATAATGCTAGAAAAATTATTTATCCAATTTGCTGTTTGACCCAATTCAACAGAAGGACTAGAACCTGTTTCAGAATCAACTGAAACAGTAATAATTGAAGAATTGGTCAATGTCGCTTCAATACCAATTTTCAACGCTTGTTTAGTTCTAATCGGGTCTTTCATCGGATTTAAAGACGTTTGAACATAACTGTTAATACTTGCCGTTGTGTTCGCATACATCTTCACGCACGAATTTCCATTTGTACCGTACAACGTAATCTTGCCGCCTACCGGCACAGAAACAACAAACTGTAGATTGTTTCCTGCGCTAGTAAAAAACCATTTCTTTTCAAAAAAGATGGCTTGTATGTATCTTGGACTGCTTGATGTTCCTAAACCGCCTGTATATTTAAAATTAAACGCAGCACACAAAATGTTATTTAAAAGAACCTGACCGCCATTAACATTTCCCGCTGCAAAATCTATATTTGGAAATACGCCATCTAACGAATCTGATATTTTAGAAGTAGTTGAGCCAACTAACGCATACACACCGTAATCATTCATAAACAACACAGAACGGAAATACGGGAAAATGGCATAAGCCAATTTAGTTCCTACTGATGCACTGACGTTTGTATTAGTAAATAAAGTGGTTCCGAGTGTTGTCACCCGAACATCAGAAAACACGTTAATGCTATCGTCACCAAAAATATATAAAAAGTTATTGGCTGACAATAGTTGAATAATGTTTCCGTGCAATGTAGCGTCAGTAAGCACTACTGTACCTGCCGACACAGTTACAAAGTCACTGTATGAGCCAGCGGCTGAGTAATAAACAGTTCTTCCGCTAGAAATCCAAACCCGTCCAGAAAACGACTGAATACCTGAGTTAGTTTCGGTATTAATAATTGCTTTAGCCGTAGCGTTAGAACCGCCGCCACCAGTAATAGATACTGTAATGTTTGAGCTGTTTGTATAGCCAGTTCCATTGTTGGTCATAATGACTTGCGTCACAATGTTTCCGCTAACAATAGCTTGACCAGCCGCATTAGTACCACCACCACCAGAAATAGCTACGTTAGGGTTGGATGTAAAACCAACACCACCATTAGTGACCAAAACAGAAACTGTTCCTTGAGCAAAAGTAATAATAGACGCTACCGCATTAGCTCCTGAACCACCGCCGCCATTAAACGTAATAGTTGGAGAAGATGTATAACCAGAACCAGCTTCTAATAACGATACAAATGAAACAGCATTTGCTGCAACAGTAGCTATAGCTGTTGCTTGGATTCCATTTGTTTGATTTGGTGCTGATATAACAACAGAAGGAGCAGATGTATAACCTGAACCTCCACTAACAAGTCCAATAGAACCCACGGAACCAACAGAAATTAAGTTTGTTCCATCCCAAGTAAAATAACCTTTAGTCGGGTCAATAATCAATAATCGTTCGTTTTTCCATTGGCTGACATTCATTCCGCTAGTAGAAAATGTGCTGGCAGAAGCTAGTGTGCCTTTAACATTGGTTGTTAAATTG